GTCTAACCGAATCGTGTAGATACGGTCAGGATAGATGACAAAGCGTGTTTTATTAGGCATATCCCCATTATACCACTAAAAGTTCGGTTTGTAAATATGTAAATCGGGCGGAAATATGAGGTCTTTACGCTTGACAAGCAAGCGATTATCCTGTACAATTGATGTATAAGGTCCATTAAATGAGAGAGAGCATATGCAAACCTTTTTACCATACAAGCAGTTCGATAAGTCTGCACAAGCCCTAGACAGTAAACGCCTAAACAAGCAGGTTCTAGAGTGCTACCAAATCCTTAAAGTGTTGTCTAGCGATGACCCTAATGCTGGGTGGCGTAACCATCCTGCTGTTAAGATGTGGCGTAAGCATGAGGGACAGTTGTGGCTGTACACTATGGCTATGGTTAAGGAAGCAGATAAGCGTGGCATTAAGACTGATAAGAACGTTAGTAATCTTAATGAACTTAAGGCTGTTGCTGGGGATAACTGGGGGTATTCGGTTACTGAGTGGTCTAAGGATGCATTCGTAATGAATAGATTGACTACTAGCCATAAGGCTAACCTGTATACTAAGGACCCTATTTATTACTGTGAGTTCTTTAGTGCGTTGGCTACAAGCAATCCTTGTTGCCCTGAACGTAAAGAACCTTGTAAGTATTACTGGGTTGCACATGACCCACAATTTAAGGAGACAAATGAAACTACCAAAGTTTATGCAATGGCGAGTTAGACTAGTCCAGCAGGGATATGATAAGGGCTGGGAGCATGGGTATGAGGCAGGTATGGTTGAGCAGAAGAACCAGATTGTAGATAAGGTTAATAAGTTTATTCAAGATGTGGATTGGCTTAAAGAAGACCCTTATACTCGTAAAGAGATTGTTGAAGCGATTAAAGAACATGAGCCAGAGAAGGAGTTAGTGGGATGGGCAGACTAGCAGATATAGATGCAGAGATGCATGAGTTACCTGATTTTGAGAAGGGTATTCAAGCAGAGAGAGAACGTATAACTATACTGTTAAACAGAGTAGCAGATGAGTATTTGGCAGACAAACTGTTGGTTGAATCAGCAATCATTCATAACGCTATTGCTTCCATTAAGGAGACAAATGATTAAGGTAGAGAATGATATGCTTGTCTTGGACAGTACTTTCACTAAGGAAGATGTCCAGGCTATAGATGAGTTTGTTAAGATTAATGTAGATAGAGAGCGTAAGCGTATTCTAGATGCCTTGGAGGTAGAGAAGACACGCACTCGCTTAGGCTTTATCCAGTACGATACGTTGTACAAAATTTTCGGGGAATAAAAAGAAGCCTTCATAATCCCTAGTATAAACTAAACCTAGTAGAAAGAATACCTATGAAATTACATACTTACAAATACAAGAAACTAACCAATGGAACTAGACCATATAAGCACATATCCTTTAGGTTTTGGCTATGGGGCTTTGGGATATCCTATGAAACAAAGAAGTCTTTAGGTGGCTTTTCCATCAATTCAAGAGACCTAAGAGACATCAAAAAGAAGTAGTTTTCTACCCAAATACCCTTGAAATTTATCCACATATACACACAGTTATCCACACCTTTTGATAAGTTATCCACAGGTTTATCCACAGATAAATCTTACTGATATTATTTGATATGATAGTGGAGCAAAGTGGAGAAAGATTATATGGGTAATTGAGCCCTATATCAAATAAGCCTGTTAATCATTTCCAAATATCCCTATCCCCAAACAACAAATACCCCTATCATATTTATGCCAATTTGTCAATACTTTTTGCATATTTTTATATAAAACATATAATAAATTAAATAAATAGATATAAAAATATCATATTTCGGGGAAAATAAATAGCCCATCGTAATACTATGGCAGACTATATGTTATATATTATACTAGGGGAAATGTTTATCAAGGGTTGTTTGTGTACCCTGGCTCTGCCAGCCCCTTCGGGGGGTATTTATAAAGATAAGCCTTATCCCTAGTATAGTAAATACACACATACCTCTTGACAAATACAGATATATGTGATAAGGGATTTTGGGGAAAAATATTCATCCTTCGTAATGTCAAATAGATTAGTTTGATATACATCCATATGCAGATATGTCGATTTTGGGGAAAATAATTATACCATCGTAATACCTTTTTGTCAATAGTTGTATTATAACAGTTTGGTAACTTTTGCCGACCCAGGTCTGCCCCCAAATTAATAGGGGCATCCTGTCTACTCGTCTGATGGCAAGTCTAGTAAATCATTTAGACTTTCAAAGCCAGTGTCTTGTTGTTCTAGACCAGAGAGCAACAGAGCAAATGTTTCTTCAATGAAACTATTTGTCTTCTCATTTGCTACAACAATGTCGTTGTCTAAGGCATAAGCCAAAGGTAATCCTAAATCGTTGTAATCAAAGAAGTCTTCAAAGGCAGGGTCATTGCTGTATGTAATCCATAGGTCAGCCAATATTGCTACCTTGTTTCTAAAAGTGGTTTCTGTCATTCTGTTTCTCTTTCTCGTCAAATGTGGTTTCTGCTACTATCTGAAATCTATTATACAATACCCCACTGACATTGAGGGCTATGTAAAATCCTAGCATTTCTAAATCTAGGGTCAAGTCTGATAGTTTATCTAAGATTGTCTTTGCTACCTTTTCTTCCTTAGTGATTATCTTTCTACGCATTTTTTCTCTATTCTCTTGTTATCATTATACCAAAATGTAGTGGGGAAAGCAAGTAGCAATTTACCTGCCTTCCCCACGAGTAACTAGACACGGAAACCCCTAACCGTTCTAGTCATTAGTAGGGAGTGTTCTCAACCCACTAAGTCGTGTAAATCACTAATAGTCTTAACACTGTAGAGACTATCTTGTGATTCGATGTCTATGCTATATGGGTCAGGAAGGTCATCAAGGAATTCCTGGATACCCTTGCTAATCTCCAGAGCGTGTAACTCATCTCTGAAGTCCCACCAATCTGTTCCGTATTCCATCTCATTGCGGTAGTCACGAATTTTTGCAGTCTCTTCCGCATTGCACTCATACAGGATGCCTGTGTATACCTTGACTACACTGTCTGCATCTAATACATATATAGCAGGATTAAGAGTGATTGTATCTGACCACTGGTTGACACCACGCTCGTCATGTCCCAAATCTCTAAACCAAACATTTATATCCCAATACTTTGTCATACTATTCTTTGCTCCAATTCTTCTAGGGTTTCGTTGTGCCAAGTAAGGTTATCATTATACCGCATCTGCTGTGAGATGTCAAGCACATTGGCAATTGCATTCTCCCAGCCTTCCTGATACCCTTCAGCATATGTGATGCTATCTCTATCTATCTTATCTTCCATTAGTCCATACTCCATTCTGTGTACACACCTTCGCCCCAGCACTGCTCACAGTCAGTCGTAGGGTCCCCATACTCACTTAGTTCGCTACAATCACAATCTATATACTTACAGATAGTTACAAAAGGCTCTTCGTCATCTGTCCACGGTATCTCAGTGATGTAGTGTTGAATACGATTAGCCAGATGATATCCAGCCACAATGTAAACACCTTCGTCTCCATCTAGTTCAGTCCAGACTGTGCTGTGGGGCTGTAAACAAACATAGTCTAGTTCTTCACCATAGGTCTCAAATGAATAGCCATCATTAGTTATATGGTTTTTGATAGGTCTATACTTAGCAGACCATTCGCTTTCAGTTATCTCATTCATCATCTACCACCGTTGCTAGTAGAAGTTGGTTTATATAACTATACACATCATCAGCCATAGGGTGTGGTATGTTGCCAACCTTGTCCATAATCTCATAGAGTTCGTCTATAAGGGTTTCTGCTTTACTTAGTATCTTCATTGGGGTCTCTCTCTTAGAAGTGAAAATCTACTGGCACTAAACAGTATACACTACGATACTGCTTGCTGTCAATACCCAGTTTTTTTCTCAGGTATTCAGTCTTTACTGTGCAGTCGCTAGTGTCAAAGAAACCACTGTCGTAGTTCCAGTAGCCACGCATAATCTTCAATGCACTTGATAGGCTAGGAATGTTGGCTTCGTAAATCTCACCAAATTCAAGAGTATCTCCATTAGAATACTTAGTCATAACAGCATTCACAGTAGGAAAATCAAACTCAGAGAAGTATTCGTTGAACTGACCCAACTGCTTCTGGTCAATCAAGTCTAATGCTTCTAAGAATGAACAAGCATTGTCATCGTTGTAGATAAGGACAGGAACATCTGACCACCTACCACCAACAGAATACCAGTCAGACCAGCCACCAACAAAGCCCTCTGATGTTGCTTCGCTATCCAGCCATGTGCCTACTTGTTCCTGTGCTAGGGCTGTAAGTTCTTCGTCCGTGTATTCTTCATTCAAATCAAGTTGTAGTTCTGTTGCTAGGTATTGCATAGTATGCATGGGGTTATCTCTTTCTCTCGTTATATCTAGTATAGGGCATAGCACTGACAAATACAAGGATTTCGGGAAACATGTTACCACTTCGTAATAAACTAGGATGTTAATTAGTTTACATAATAATTGGGAAAAAATTATCTGTATCGTAATGATTTATAATGACTAATAATATTATTATGTAAACCTAGTCGGCAGAAAACCAGGGCAGTCAGATTTCTCCAACTACCCTGGACCCCTATTATCCCTATGTGTCAGCCAAAACATTTCTAGCAGTCTCAACAAACTCATTGAATTCGTCTTCACGCTTTAGTCTCATCTCTATTAGTTTTAGTACTTCTAGAGTAGGCATTTGATTTATACCCTTGACTTTCTTGAAGCCATCAATCATAGACAGGACGATTTCTTTATCAGTCATATCAGACATCATGCACCTCAATAGTAATCATGTTTTCAAGGTCGTTATACTTGACAGAGTTATAAATCATTTCTGCTAGTTCGCTGATTGCTGCATTTTTTAGTTCTTCGTCAGTTCGCTTCAAATCTTCGTAGTCTTCTTCGGTTCCGTCTTCGGTATCAAAGTCTTCTACTTCACTGATGAAAGCATTATCTTTGTTGACATCAATCATGTATGTAATTGTTGCTGAAACCATCTTCTTAGTTTCGTAGTGTTCATCATCTAGTTCAAACATTTTTCTTCTCCCAGTATTCGTCCTGAGCAATCATACTATCCAAATCGCTAATGCGACCTTCAAGACAAGCGATAGCATACTTGCTTAGTGATTTAGTTTGTAGTTCGTGTTCTAGCACTGCTAGTTCTTCTCTATGTTCTTCAAGCATCTTCGTTCCATTCCTTTTCTACTTCTGCGATTGCTTCTTTTAGTTTTTCTGCTGTATCGTGAATGAACTCACGAAACTCTAGCAGGTGGTCTAGTTCATCTTGAACATCACTAGCAATCCTTTCCCACGCTTCCGTCAGGACATCTGGTTCAGGTTGGACATCTAGGAACTGAGCAGTGTGGTCTTTGTCAAACCAAGTAGCAACAATCTCATCACCACTTCGGTATTCTGTGTTGATGTATGTAAGTAAACTATCTCTCTGCATTAGTCATCATCTCCGTCTTCATCTTCGTCATCTTCGCTTTCAAGTTCTTCAACATCTATGCTTTCAACGCTGGAGTATTCAAGAGTAGCGTTATCACCATAGTAGGCAGACCAAGCCATTTCTTCTGCTTGTTCTTCGCTATCTGCGACAATCTCTCCGTCATAATTTACTTGGACTTTTACATAATAAGTTGGCATTTTTTATCTTTCTGTTAGGGGGTGTTGTGTTTCTATTATAGGGGATACCACTGACATCAGTAGAGTTCTGATACAACTTCTAGGAAGACTGAATTGACTATTACTGACAGACTGGTAGGGGTGAGTGTGTCTTCTATCTCTCTGGCGTAAGCGTGAAGCAGGTTTCTAAATAGATGTCTATTAGTACTAACTTCGTGGTTCCAACCTGAGTTCAATACTTCTCTGGACATACTTTCCAATCCCCAGATAAGCAGTTGCTTTTTCTCAGCAGGGGATAGTTCGTCAAGAGTAGGAATAACATACTCAGTTTCGTTCTCGTTTTTTACAGGGGTAAGGATAAAGGTTTCATTTTCATTCATAGTACAATTGTACAGGACAGACCCATTTAGGTCAATAGATTTGGGGAAGAAGTTATCGTTTCGTAATCGAACTAAATGATTAACTAGTTGGATGCCGACCCGAATTCCCACTTCGGAAAGTAGGAATTGGTGAGCAGTTTGAAATCTTGCTCAGGATTGTTTTGCTATACGGAAGCCAAGACCAAGTTCATCAGCCTGTTCTTCTCAGCGTTGATTACAGGGTCAAAGCCAGAAGCAGAAGCGTAAATGCTTTCGTTGTTTGTTCCCCTAGAGTTGCGATACCAGTCTAGGCGTTCTGTTAGAGCATTCAAAGCACCCCAAGCAGTTCCAGAAATGGTGTTGTTGTAATCGCCAACATAGATAGATTGAATTAGGTCTATCTTGTCTGACCACTTCTTCATTGAACCCTTGCTGTCTTTAGTTGGCATTGGGTAAGCCTTGAGAACAATCTCGTCAAACTTAGCCTGAGTAATTTCTTTGCTAATCATTTCTTTAGCAAGTAAATCAAACTCGTCTAGGTAGTGATTTGCTAGACCTAACGCTTCTCTAGCAACAGCAATTTTACCCTCTGCTGTCTGAGTGTGTCTAATCTTGAATGATTGCTTTAGACCTTTCTTGCCCTTTAGTGAAGACAAGGCAAGGTTTAGAGTGTTAGCACATACAACACGAACAGGAGTGATAGACGCTTGAATAGCGATAGAACCATCGTGAGATGTGTTTAGTAGCAGGTATGACTTGACAACATCAGACACGCCATTAGGGTCAAGGACAGTTTCTCTTTCCAATGCGATTGAACCGAAAACTTGTCTGCCACCCTTGATTGAACCAGCAGTTTCCCAACGCCCACCACCATCTAGCAAGTTATCGCCAAATGAGAATAGGTCTTCGTTCTGTAATGGAACATAGCGTTCGCCAACGACACCCAAGATGTCTGTCTGCTCTGCGTTGAATGGATTAGTTCTTGAAACGAATGAGTAGTTTCTGTCAGATGTGAAACCAGCAGGGACTTCTACATCTTCTAGTCTAACATTCCAGTTGTGAAGATTTGCTAGTTCTAGCATTTCTGAGGTAGATACTTCTTCCTGAAACACAGTTCCAAGATTGTGCCAAGCAGGTTCTCTAAGAGAAGCGAAACTTGCCTGACCTGTTGCTTCGTTGATTTCTAGTTCGTGAGCCATAGGGACACACCTTTCATTGTTGGATTTATTTGATACTCAATTGTCTCACGATTTAGGGGAAATGTCAAGTGTTTCGTAAAACAATTTAGCATTCTTAATCGTTTCGTTACATTTGGGGTCGGCAAAAATAAATCCCCCTGCTACTTTCGGGATTTTACTCCAGACTTCACAGGGGGATTAGCGAAATTATTTTACCTGTCTAGTCGCTACCCCAATTCAGGTTATTAGGAAGAAGCGTTCAGTTCGGTTATCTCTACTATAGGCTTCAATTATGGATAACTAACCTAATAAGGTAAGTAGTTTAGACACTTGCTTAGGTGTTTAGGCGTAAGCCTATGGTTTATAGCAGGTCAAGAACAGAGTTGTATGTGCTTGATGTGATTGTTTCTTGGTCAGTTAGTTTGAGAAGTTTTAGGGTCTTTTCCAAGTTCTTCTTCTTCTCTTTGGTCTGCCAGTTGTCTGGGTCTTGTGGCTTCTCTGGCATTGTGCCAATCTTAGCAACCAAGTCCTTGCCAAGAGCAATAGACACAGAACCACGCCAATCGCTGTTGATAGCAATGTTGCCACCCTCAAACCCATAATCGCCATAATCAACAACATTCTTCTTGTTCTTGTTAGCCAAGTCAAGTAGGTCGCCTGTGAAAGCAACAATGTCTTTCTTGTATGCTGATAGCAACTTAGGGTAATCTGTTTCTGCCTTGTTTAGTTCTGCCAACTTTGTTTCAATCATCTCAATGACTACTGATGTTGGGATTTTTACTGATACGGAACGAGCCATAGTTTTATTACTTTCTGTTAGTGGGTTTTTGTTGTAATACAATTATACATTATTTGGGGGGATTTGTAAATAGGCAGTTTAGACATTTACCCAGATGTTATAGTTCTGTTATGAACTACTTAGCAGTTGTCCATCTAGGCTGTCCAGCCACATCAAGTTTGATGCGATAAGAGCCATTAGCGTTTGCTACGACTTCCTGAACAGTGCCTACGACACCTGACTTCTGAGTTGCGAACTGTGAGCCAACAGTTGGAATTGTAATTGCCATCTTTGCTTCTTTCTATTTGTAGTTTTACTCAACTTTTGTTGATACTCAATTGTCCCACATAATCAGGGAAAAGTCAAGAGTATTCGTAAGGTTTTCGTAAAGCGTTATCATTCTGTTATTTTTGGCTGCCGACCCCGAAGGGTAGGGACTAAACCTTAGCCTTATCCCATTCATACTGCTCAATAAAGTTCTTAGCAACTAGCCAAGCCCTATACATAACTTCGTCTTCCTGACCTGTTATGTCCCAACGCAATAGTCTTCCTATTGTGTGTGAGTTTCTGTCTTCTAAGTCTGCTAATACTATTTCGTATGCTTTCTGTAGTTCCATTAGTTCTCCACTTCTGCTAGAGTTTCAACGTCCCAAGTTTCATCGCCCTTTTTGAAAAAGCGTTCCATCTCTGGTAGGTCTTCTATTCCCATTTCTTCTTCTGCTTCTGCTAATAGTTTCTTAGCGTGGTCTAGGCTATCTGCTTCAAAGGTGATAGCCCACTTGCTTTCTTCCCAAAAGTTGAAACTGTATTTAGGCATTAGTATCCTGCTTTCTCTAGCATTGCGATTAGTTCGTCTAGTTGTGCTACATCTAGTTTGTCAATTGCTTCTTCATTGATTATGTTATCAAACATTATTCTTCTTTCTTTAGGGTTCTATTATAGTTGCTACCACTGACATTAGACACGGAAATCATCATCTATATGAACAAAGTCGCTATCGTGTAATCCTGTTTCTTGTCCATAGATTGAATATCCTCTTGAAGCGTTTAGTCCCCAAGGCTCATTTAGTTCTCTTTGCTCATATAGATAAGCATCTGTCTTACACTCTTCGCATTCCTTTATGTCCATGTCATCATAAACCTTTGCACACATGTTGCACTGCACCCATTCGTTATCTGGCATTAGGCACTAGCCCATTCTATCCAGTCATTACAGACATCACAGCCATCTTCAATGCTTGTCTCTAGTTCGTGTGGGTTGTCTTCAAACCATTCAGCATAACTAGGTCGTAGCCAGTCGCTTTGTTCGTCAAGGTATCCAAAGAAATGGTCATCAAAGTCTTGAACATCAATCACTACTAAACCAGTAGCGTCCCCATAATCTCCGTTAGGAGAAACATAGAAAGGTAAAACAAGGGCAGGGTTTATCATAAGCATCCTTCTTTAGTTGATACTCAATTATCCCATTATTCAGGAGAAATGTCAAGGGCTTCGTAAGGTGTTTCGTAAATCGTTATCTTGCTGTGATTTTTTGTCGGCACGAAAGGTGAGCAGTTTATACTCTTACTCAGGAGTGATAGTTATCAACCACAGGAACATATCCTGCTCTGCCACATTCATCTCAAGTTGATTATTGTTGATGTTTGTGTGAAGCAGTTTATACACTTGCTCAGGTGTTAGGTATGTTATTATTCAGCAGTATTACCTCAATACCCTTTACTTGCCACTGCCTATTATGTTTTCTCCTTTTATCAAACATAAAAACTTTACCCAACTTCACCGCTTGGTGCGAGAGCAGTTTCAACACTTGCTCAGGTGCTTAGGCAGAAAAGAAAGGGAACTGCCTAAGATGTAATGCTCCAGTCATCTAGTTCCCAAGACGACCCCTCTAAGTATTCTTCTGCTTGTCCAGTAAATACTTCGTCAATGCCAACTTCACTAGCAAGGCTGTCGTGGTCAGTTCCAATAGGAACAGTAAAGGTTGCTGACACCTTGAAAGTCAATTCCATTTCAACTTCTTCTGTTAGTGTGATGTTGAAGATGTCTGCGATTTCTGTTGCTGTGTCAAACTCAATATCACCTGTAATGGTAAGTGCTTCTTTCAACCAGTCTTCAAGTGCTTCAACATTTGTAGTCATCATACTAATTGTTTCAAAAAGGTTCTTGATAGTTTCTTCGTGCTTGGCATTTGCTTCTAGTAGTTCTGTAATCTTGTTGTTCAATGCGAATAGAACAGGGTGGTTGCTTGTAGGGTTAGTGTTTTCTTCCATTTTTATTTCTTCTTTCTTTTGATGTAATACTAGTATAAGGGACACCACTGACATTTAGGGGACATTCGTGGTGTTTCTTAAACCTGTTATGGATTTGTTATCTTTGGTCGGCAGTCCTGCACCCCCTTTCGGGGGTAGCAGTTTATTCGTTTAGTAAGAATAGCAGTAAGGCTACTCCAATTATTATTATGATACTCTCCATAGTCTATTGTCTCACGATTGCCTTAGCAAGTCAATAGCCTTCTCATACTCTTCTAGGCTCCAGCAGTAGCGACACATTCCTGTACCTTGCCAATCTTCGTCAAGACATTCTAAGGTATCGTGGTTATCAAAAGTTTCTAGGCAAGCAATCCATCCCATTTTTTACAACTCCACTTCTTCTTCGTCTTCGTGTGTAAAGTATGCGTTAGAGCAGTCAAGACACATACCAAGTTCTTCTGCGTGTATCTCTGCGTTCATCAAATCTCCACATTCGTTGCAGGGTAGTGTCTTGATAAAATCAAATTCAAAATAAGCACCCATAGGTTCATCGTGAGAGCCACGCCTAGCCCTTAGACTTTTGTTCTCAACATCAAGTGTCCAAGAGATAGTGTAGTCTCCGTTTATGTTTAGAATGTTAGACAAGTTCTCAAGCGTAGTCTGAGCAGAGCCTTCTAAGTTTTGCCAAGTCATTCCCCTACCCTTGACAAGGATAAAGTCATCTTCTTCAATCTCGTTTAGTTTCTGCCACTCAGCAATAACATAGGCAACATCTTCTTTTTGTAGTTCATAGCAATCACCATAGCAGTATTCGCTAGGTGTGTATTCATCTGTTTCTTCATTGTAAGTATCACACTGACAATCGTTAGATACTGTTGCTGAAATAGTGTCTAGAAATGTTTCCATAGGGTTTCCTTTTCTTTTGATAATACTATTATACAGACTGCCACTGACATTGGCAATATTTGGGGGGTGTTTCGTAAGCATCGTAACTGAAACGTTACCTTGGCGGTCGGCAACCCCGAAGGGCTACCCTTTACAGGTAATCAAAAACATCTCCATCAAATCTATCAGTTTCAAGATTATCCATTAGTTCAAAAACAGAAATCTCTCCATTGTGATACTGGTCAAACATTTCTTTGAAGTATTCTTTATCTTCGTTATCCATTTATCTCTCCTTGTTTAGTAATACTATTATAGACTGGACCACTGACATCAAGCAGTCAGAACACTCTCAATGATGTAATCTTCTAAACCAAAAATTATTACTAGGTCTCTAGCCTCAATACCATTTTCATCAGTAAATTCTGGCAGGGTATTTAGGACAATACGCTGTTCAGGATTTCCACCATTTACAAAGTCAAGAGCAAATACCATTTCTTCTGCCAACTCTCTAAGGTCAATGCGATTACCATAAGCAGTTCTTAGACCTTTACCAATAAAGATTTGATAGATTTGTTCTTCAAGTGGCAGGTCTGTTATTTCTTGTAAAGTGATAGTTGTTTTCTTAGCCATTAGTTATACTCCTTGATTGCTTTCTGTATGTTGGACTTGCGACTACCCTTGCGAGTTGCTGGTGTAGCGATTAGGTGCTTGTTCAGCATTAGACTTTTGAATAGTTCTGCTGAGTGTGCGTTGCGTGTTGCCTGAGCAATCTTATTTAGTGGTGGCTGTCTTTTCTTCATAGTCCTATTATACACACTACCACTGACATTGTGGGGATTTGGGATAAGTTTTTTAATCATCTTAATTCAATCGTTATCTTTGGCTGCCGACCACAACCGCCACCCCGAAGGGTAGCGATTGCAAAAAACTAAAAAGGTTTTAGTCTTTTTATTTCTTCGTGCTGTTTGTTTGCTAACTGTCTCAACTGGTTTAGTAAATAACTTTGCCAAAATAAATAAGCAACTAGAGGAACATAGCCTAGCAGTAAATAAGTTGTCATTAGAAGTCCTCTCCGTAGCAAGCGTCAATAAACTTATCAGCCAAGAAACGTTCATTGTCTTCTGCGAACATAAAGACAAAATCTTGAAGTAGTTTATCAAAAATGTGTAAGTCCATAGTGTCCTTATACTTTTCTAAAATCTCAGCAGTAGAAACATAGTCTTTGCGTGTCATCATTAGTTATCTTCCTTTTTTGGTAGTTGAATTAGTAGGGTGATTAGTTCTTGTAGTTCTTCTGGTGTTAGTTCAATACCTAACTCCATTGTGTGAGTTGTGCCAACTTCTCTTGTTGGTGAGATTGTTGCGATTGTTAGTTGGAATAGTCCGTTAGAACCAAAATTAAATCCACCAAATGAGTATCTTTTTTCCATTTTTATTTTCCTATTCTTTTCTTGATGTTATTATTATAGCAACTACCACTGACATTAGTCGTCAGCAGGGTCTTTGATAAAGTCATAAGTTGCCATAGCCTCTTTCAATGGCATCATACCTTTATAGTCATTACACTCTGAGCAAATTACAGCCTCAGATGAGTAGATGTTTTCACAAAATACACAGATATAAATCATAGTTTTCCTTTCTTGATAATACTATTATAACCCCTACCACTGACATTGGTCAATAGCGACACACCTTTTTTGGGAGAATATTTTTCTTATCGTAAATCATTTTCGGGCGTGTCGTGGGTCGGCACCCCGAAGGGTGTCGTTAGCAATCTCCGAAGAGACCGCTTTCAACAGTTGACCAGTCATCTTCCTCTAGGTCATCTTGGTAGTGAATGCCTCTAGCATTGTGGGCATACCTATCTCTTCCGTGCCAGTAGTCAACCTGAACCTCATCAAGTATAACTGGTTCGCCCTGTGTAGTTAGGTGGTAGATAAAGTTCTCTGCCTCTACATCTTCCTCAAGATAGATAGTGTTTCCGTCAACGTAGCCAAAGCCTGAACCATAGTTCACTGCCTCTGGGAAGTCATTGAGGTCTACTTCTAGCCAAGCGTGAGAAGGGTCTGAAATGAATTTGAATGTTGCCATAAGTTGGAGCCTTTCTTGTTTGATAGAATAATTATACAGGGTGCCACTGACATTACAAGTCTAGGGCATACAATTTCCAGTGGTCTTCGCATACCCAAGGTAGAGTGTCATTTATTCTTAGAAAGCCAATCCACTCTTTAGAGCAGAAGTCGCAGGTTTCTTCCATAGTTAGCCTTTCGTTGATAAAATAAGTATACAGGGGACCACTGACATTGCCACTTAATACACGACACGCCAAGGGCGGTCGGCACAAAATCTGGGGCATGTCAACTAAGACACACCCCAAACTTTATTGACTAATCAAAAATAAAACTAATGCAATTGCTCCTATAGTTAGAACAGTCATCACTCTTCGTCTTCCTGTTCTTGTAAGTGGTCTGCAAACTCATCAACAGAAATGCCATAAAGAATTGGGTCACAGTTTGCTAAAATTTGGGATGGATAAAATTCTGAGTAACCAATTTTGAAAACTGGATAACATTCATCCAGCATTTCATCGTGCATCTCTTCTAGTTCTTCTTGTGTGTATTTATCTCTGATGTCCATTAGTTTTGCTCCTGTTCTTGATACCTGAAAAGATAATTTAGCATTTGTTCAAAATAGAACTCTTCGGTTAGGTGATAGTTTAGCATTAGTTTTGCTCCTCTTTGTTTTCTAGATTGTTTACAATTTTAGCAATGCTCTCTTTTTGCTTAGATGTTAGTTGTCCGTAGCAAAGTCCAAAAGCATAGGCAGTTGGATTTAGTGAAGCGAAGCCATCTTTGGTTTTTAGTTCTACCATTAGGTCTACAGTGCTGAAGTTTTTATCTAACATTTATTTTCCATTTCTTTTAGGTGTTTCAATTATAAGGGGGACCACTGACATCAAACTAACTTGGCATTCTTACGCAAGCGTGAGCAGATACCAACTTGGCAAACTCACTCTCATCAGCGAATTCAATTTCAACGCCACACTCCACACACTCAGCAGTGTCAAATTGGATAGTGGTCTGCTCTGTGTATAGTTCTTTCATTTTAGACATAGTGTCCCTTTCTTGTTTAGGTTTCAATTATAGCAACTACCACTGACATCAGCGTTAGCGTGTCTTGGTTGCGATTAGGGTTAGGTAAGCGTCTTGGGTCTGCTTGTTTAGCATTTGCCATTTAGGGCTGTCAATTAGTCTGCCACCATTCTCAACAAATACAAAGTTGGTGATTAGGATTTCAAAACGCTTTTCGCTTGCTGTCATTCTTGGTTTTGGCATTAGTAGCCCTTTCTTTTCTTGATAATACCAGTATAGCGTACCCCACTGACATTAAGGGGATTTAGGGGGCGTTTCTTAACGTTCTTAACCAAAATGTTATAAAGTTATCCACAGGGGGGGGTCGGCACCCCGAAGGCTGCTTTGTCAAGCCCTAGTCTTCGTCATCACCCCAGTCTAGGGTGTCCTCACAATCTGAGCAGACCTGCCCCCAGATTTGGACAGATGGCTTGTTACAGTAGCAGCAGTTTTCCATAGTGGACCTTTCGTTAGGGTTTGAGTATAGCAGGGGGGACTGACATCAGGGTAGAGCAATAGTAGTATCTACAAGGTGGTCAGGGTAGGAGACAAGACACGCCTCGCAGGAGCGGAACACATTGCCATTAGTGATAACAACAAGGTGAGCAGGAGTAGCGACTGAGCAAAGGAAACATACTGAAGTATTCATAGTTCTAACTTACACCCTACCACTGACATTCAGGGGAACGACACGCCCTAACTTAATTCGAACAGATGTTCGGGGGTCGGCAAAAATTCTGCGGTATGTCAAGTAGCGACACACCACAAAATTATTTTGTCTAGCGTTGCCTAGACCTGATGATAAACACTAACGCCAACACTATTGAAACAAATACAAACTGAATACCAATAAAGTTCCAGATAGCAGACCTGATGTGGTCATCTGTGTTATCTGTGATAACTGCTGTGTAGTGATAAGCGTTGCCAAGAGCAAAAGCAAACATAGATAGAACTAGGTTAGAGATTACAAGGGCGATTTTAGTCATTTGATTATTTTCCATTTCTTTTGGTTGTTTATTTATTTTACTACTGACCACTGACATTTAGGCGTTCACCTTTTCCCAAAAGTGTGTCCAAGACTTTAGACTTTCATCTGAAACTTCGTTCATCAGAATTGTTGCCAAGTATGCTCTAAAGTTTCTATCCCAACTCTCAACAGGTTCACTAGGGTTGTGTCTAGTGTTGTAAGCGTCTAGGGCGTTAGCAAGGAACTTGTGTTCTAGGATTTCTCTGTTGTTCATTTTATTTTCCATTTCTTTTGACTTACTTATAGTGTACACCTAACCACTGACATTGACTAGCATTTGCGACACATTTCTAAAAGAATTAATTAGGTTAATTCTGGGAAATTTATCAGCGTGTCGTATTGACTTTTGCGGCAAGGCGTGGTCGGCAAAAATTTGAGGGTGTGTCAAGAAGACACGCCACAAATTATTTACTATCTCTAGTAGCAATAAACTTTGCAATTTCATCAGCAAGTTTTTTCTTGCTGTCAATTTGTATTTTAGCAAGTGTATCACTAACTAACTTAGCAATTTCTTTATCTGGTTTTTGCTCACCAGCAATTCTGAAATCTACTAATTCGGTAATGCCATCAAAGCATTTTTCTTTTAGGTCATATCTAAAATACTTAGCATCTCCCTCAAAGGTAAGACCGCATTTTGGACAATCAGCAACATATTTATTCATATTTATTTCTCATTTCTTTTTTTTATTAGTAATTTTATTTTTGGTGTTGGGGTTATTTATTTATTTGCTGATTAGTTTATTTGCTATTTCTAGGCTCACCTAATCAGGCTCACTAAATAACCAAGATTATTTATTTATTTAGTTTTACGAATAACGCTTGTAGTTCATCAAACTCACTTGGCAACATTGTGTCGCTTTCAGCAATTCGCATTAGTTCGTTGTATCTTGCTTTCATTTCGTAGTTAGTCATTGGGACTTACCTTTCTTTTATCTATTATTACTCTAGCACCCACCACTGACATTGAAGCCACTTTTTAGGGTGTTTTGGGATTTCGTTATCTATTTGTTATATTTGGCTTTTAGGTGAGCAATTAGGGTTTGCTCTGCCTTAGTTAGAGGTACACCTGCCTTAGCGTACTTGTTTACTATTGCCATAGCCTTTTGGTATTCGTTCATTTAGTTTGTCCTTTCTTTTGACTATAACTACTCTAACACCTACCACTGACATTAGAGGGTGTTTTGGGGGTGTTTTGGGAAATTGTTAACCTAAACTTAACTAGGTAAACAACTATCCACAGAGTTATCCACAGGTGCCGACCACCTTTCGGGGTAGCGTGTCAAGTAGCGACACACCTACAACTATAAATCTTTATCCTGCCATCTATCACCTGAACTAACGAGATAGACGAGCAACGATAACAAGCAAAGGTCTTTGAGTATGTAGCAGACATTATTCTCCTAATAGGTAGATGATTGACATTAGGGCAAGGGTAATTAGCAACGCTTCCACTACTATCTCCAAACATAGTAGGAGAAGTAAGCAAGGGCAAAGGTAGCAGGTATGGATAGAAGCATAACTGCTACTGCGATACGAAGTGTGATTAGTTGTGTCTTGGTCATTTTATTTTCCATTTCTTTTAGGTGTTATTAGTATAGCAGTAGGCACTGACACTACAGAGTAGGCAATGCCATAGGGACAGCGAAAGCGTGTCCGTTTAGGAAGTCATCAGCGTCAATGACTGCCTGTGCCTGTTCCTTAGTAGCGTATAGACCAAATGAAGACCAAACGCCCTCGTATGGAACTTCAATAGCCCATAGGTGAGCAACTGCTAGGGTTTCGTTTTCGTTTCTGAACATTTTGTATACCTTTCTTTGTATAGTTATACATTACCATAGGGGACTGACATTGCAAGACATAGACACGCCAATTTCGGGAAAGTTATCTATTCGTTATAAACGAACATCTGTTCGAATTTTGCCGACCCCTTTCGGAGCGGTATGTCAAGTGCGACACGCCTAAGCGTGTAGTGTTAGTTCTTCTATGTACATACCCTTAGCCATAAGTACTTGTGTGTCAGCATCAAAGAAGTCAGCAAGGTACTTATCTAACGCTTGCTGTGCCAACTCCTTAGTAGTGAATACTCCTAGTGTTGTGTAGATACCTTCATACTGCTCTGCTACTGCGAATACTGATGTCATTTGAATTTCCTTTTCTTTAGATGTTATTAGTTTAGTGTGTGCCACTGACATTAGCCTAGCAGTTCAGCACAGCAGAAACCACAAACCTTATAGACAAGGTTGAACTGGTGGACTGGAACTGACTTCTGGCATTCCTTACAAACTACCTCTGTTGAAACTGACTTCTTGAAACTGAACATTTGAATTACCTTTCTTTATACTTATAACTTAGCAGAGGGGTCTGACATTGAGGGGTAGCGACACGCCTAAGCGATAAGACCTAGGACACCAGCAATAGCGAAGAATACAGCAGACACTACTCCACAAACAATAGCGATATCTCCGTAGATGAAATCTTTATCTTTGAACATTTGAATTACCTTTCTTTGTATAGTTATACAATAGCAGATATGACTGACATTACAAGGGGTATCTAGGGTGTGTCGCATTATGTTATCTATTTGTTATAAATATAAGTACATCAAGGTAGTGTGTAGTGTGCTCACTATTATTTGTTTATTTTGTGTGTGTAGACCCTGTATCATACATCTTTACAAAATATTCAGATTTTGTGAAATATGGTTTTTAAAAATTTTTTCAGATTTTGGCGGTATAGGAAGACCCTTACTGTCTTTTGACGAAGTATGTTCCCCATTTGTCATGTTTGACATACCAGTATTGCTTACATTTGCGACATTGCCAGTCTCCTTTTGAATGAAAATACATTTCGTATGGTACTTTGCAGTGATGTAATTTGTCTGGGGTATCTCTGAACTTGAATTGATGATGAATATATGCACCTATAAAGGTAACAAGAGATATAGATAACAAAATGATAACGATTTCCATGTTATGGTAGCCTAACGTCTGGGGTATTGCGAAGCAATCCATGCTTTATCAGCCAATAGTTAATAAGTTTATATGACACTTTCGTCTGACGTGCTATTTCTTTTGAATTCATTTGTGCTGCAATGCATGATTCAAGATATTCTTTTGATTCGTAATGCTTTACATAGGGAATTTTGGCTTCCATATCGCTCTCTCTTTCGGTAGGTTTTAAGTATATCACATTTTGGGGGTATGTGTGTTAGGAACCATACCTGTTATCGTCTCTATGGGGCATTTAAACCCTTATTTGCCCTATCTGGCAACTTCGTTGCATACTGGCATTATGGAGGGTTTGGGTACTCTATTTCCGACCGTTTTAAAAAATCGAAAACGCTTAAAAACGAGTGTATAATTATTTATATTATGACAGTTTCAGATTGGGCAGGATTAGTACTAACCGCATTATCCATTGTTGCCATTACCGTTGGCGGAATCAGATGGTTCGTTCAAGCGGAAATCAAGACCCTATCAACCGAACTCAAAGAAGACCTAGCAGAACTTAGACCTAATCATGGGTCATCAATAAAAGACCAGGTTAACAGACTAGAAGAAAAGTCTCATAAACTAGAAGAAAAAATCGATAACCTTTATAACGTTTTAATCAACGAAGGTGTCAGAACACAAAAGAATAAGAAATCAGAAAAAACCGAACTTTAGATTTTATTTAAATACTTTTTAGCATTTACTATCCAATCAAAACCTACAGATTCTAATCTTCCTAATAGCGTATTACAAGAACTACATAAAATACCCCTAGCAATACCAGTTTCATGGTCATGGTCCGCATGTGAAGATATATTAATTTCAATAAAACAAATACCACATTTAAAATCTTGCTTAAATAACATATCATTAAACATTTCAGGAGTGAAGCCGTTGCGTTTTCTTTGATAGTTACGCATAGACCTTCTAAGTGATTCTTTTCCAGCCTCTGTTTTACGCCATTTATCGGAAGTTCTCTTTAAAGTAGCCTTACCTTTTTCAGTTTTTAAATACTTACGAGTCCTGATATTGTTGCAACTATGGCAATAGGAATAAGTTTTTCCAGTTTTTGTAGTGTAACGTTCATTTTGATTACAGTCTTTACATAATTTCATATACATAGTATACCATACATAATATATAACACAAGCCCTTATTATTTAATATTAGAATACTATACTATATCTTAATATATATTAATAGCCCTTATCTCTTAGATAAGAGGGTATCACACTTTCTGTGATTTGTCAAATAGAAAATAAAAAACCCATTAACTGATATAATCTATCATATAGGAATCAGTGTCTGATACTCTCTCTCATACCCACTTCAGGCACTGATTTCTTATTTATCCTGTATAATGTAATTATGAATTCCTTATCCTCTGATACCTTTGGTGCCAATCCTACTAATATTAAATGGACTGTTGTTCGTGGTGATACCGCAACACTTCGCATTGAATTTTGGAATGATACCGAAACTGCCCTGCAGAACGTCAGCACATGGACATTTAAGAGTTCTGCGTATGACCCACAAGACGGTGCCTATGACCTATTAACGACAACTGCTGGTTCTGGATATGTTGATATTACCGCACCTGCTACACTAACAAGAACATGGGGTACTGGCAACAAATCTGTCGTAGCCGAACTTTCCTTTGACCTACAAGTGACCATTGGCACAACCATTTGGACACCAATTCTAGGCAGTATCGTTGTTCTCGCTGACGTATCTCTAAACCCAGCCCCATAATGTCTGTTTTAAAAATAACCAGCACACCAGCAACCTCTAGTGTAGTTGTCGTTAATCAAGGCTCTACTAATCCAAAAGTCAAACTCGTTACCCTGAATAATCCAACGGTAAAGGTTGTTGCTGCATCTACCCCAAAAGTAAAAATAGTCTCAAACTCACCTGACGCACAAACAGTTTTGAAGATATTGCCATTTCCAGGAACACAAGGACTTGCTGGTGCAACAGGTCCAACAGGACCTACAGGTCCACAAGGAATTACAGGAGCAACTGGCTCTACAGGACCAACAGGTATTCAGGGACCAACAGGAAGCACAGGTGCTGACGGACTTACTGGTCCCATAGGACCAACTGGGGCTACAGGTGCTGCAGGTGCTTCTGGAGCAATCGGTCCAACTGGACCTACTGGAGCAACAGGAGCAGCAAGCAATGTAACAGGACCAACAGGAGCACAAGGTATCCAAGGTGCTACAGGTCCACAAGGTGTTCAAGGCTCCACTGGTCCTACAGGACCTCAAGGTCCAACAGGTCCTAGGGGTGCTCAGGGTGAAGTAGGTGCTCAAGGTGTTCAAGGAAATCAAGGTATTCAAGGTGCAACAGGAGAAACAGGTCCTAGAGGACTTCAAGGTATCCAAGGCGTTACTGGACCTACAGGTCCTACAGGTTCTCAAGGACCAACAGGAAGTTTAGGTCCAACAGGTCCGACAGGTCCAACTGGTGCTGCAAGCACAGTTACAGGACCAATGGGACAAACAGGACCAACAGGACCAACTGGACCGCAGGGTGCTGCATCTAATGTTACAGGTCCTACAGGAAGTCAAGGTATCCAAGGACCTACAGGTCCGACTGGTCCTACTGGAGCCGCAAGTACAGTGACAGGACCAACTGGTCCAACAGGTCCAGTTAGCAATGTTACAGGTCCTACAGGGGCTACAGGTCCTCAAGGACCTACAGGTCCAAAGGGTTCTCAAGGAGATACTGGACCACAAGGTATTCAAGGAAACGTTGGACCTCAAGGACCAACTGGAGAACGAGGACCAACAGGCTATGATGGTATTCAGGGTCCTACAGGAGCGACAGGACCTACAGGTGCTTCTGGTGCTCAGGGTATTCCAGGTGCGACAGGACCTTCTGGAATAGTTACAGCAATCAGCCCATTGATTTATGACGCAGAGACAAACACCATATCGCTGGGTAACATTGATTGCGGAACAATAGTCTGATATAATATTTATCTAAGAAGAGAGAGATATGAAGATAGCAGTTTACACAATTGCACTAAATGAAGAAGAGTTTGTCGAAAGATGGTACAACTCTGTCAAAGATGCTGATTACATTCTGATTGCGGATACTGGTTCTACTGACCGTACTGTTGAGATTGCAAAGTCATTAGGTATCAATGTTTTCAATATATCAATCAAGCCATTTAGATTTGATGATGCCAGAAACGCAGCCTTAGCACTTATTCCAGACGATATCGACATGTGCGTATCTCTTGATATGGATGAAGTAATCTCCGAAGGCTGGAGAGAAGAACTTGAAAAGATGACTGGTAATCAAATTACTTATGTTTTTAATAATGACCATGCAGAATATAGTTTTGTAAATAATCGCATTCATTCTCGTCATGGATACCGCTGGAAGTTCCTGATGCATGAAGGCATTGTTCAAGATAGAACTCTTCCAGATATTCAATTCTGCAACATGATTGAAGTAACGCATATGCCAAATCGTGATAAGCCAAGAAACCAATATCTAGATTTAATCAAGGCGGCATTAGATGAGAACCCTACAATTGCTAGATACTATAAATACTACACGGATGCATTAGTGTCTATGGAAAGATTTGAAGAGGCTGAGGAATATTACCTTAAGATGTTAGAGATTCCAGGATTTAGCAATTCTGATTCCGCTCACGTTTACAGAATACTCTCTAGAATTATTCCAGAAAAGTTTGGGGAATACATCTTGTGCTGCCTAGGTGAGGTACCAGATAGACGTGAGCCATATTACTACATTGCCAAATGGTATGGGGAACAAGAAAGATGGGAAGAATGTTTTGTGTGGTGTGAAAAGGCTTTGGAAGTAAAAGAAATCACTGTTGATATATTTAAAGATAATGATGCATGGGGAGACCCTATGCTAGAATTATACGAAAAGGCAAAGGAAAATAAATAATGAAAGTTGCTGTGTATGCGATTGCACTCAATGAAGAACAGTTTGTAAAAAGATGGTTTGAGTCAGCAAAGGAAGCAGACTATCTATTGATAGCAGATACAGGCTCTAAGGATAAGACTGTTAGTATTGCTAAGAAGTTGGGCATCAACGTTGTTCCAATTTCAGTAACACCTTGGAGATTTGATGATGCTCGTAATGCATCTCTGGCAGCAATTCCAGAGGACATCGATTACTGTATTGCTTTGGATATGGATGAAGTTTTAGTACCAGGATGGAAGCAAGAATTAGAAAAGGCATATGAGCAAAAATGGACAAGACCAAGATATAAGTACACATGGTCTTGGAAGGAAGATGGTCAGCCAGGCTTGCAGTATGGTGGCGACAAGATTCATTCTAGAAAAGGTTATCGATGGAAGCATCCAGTTCACGAAGTAATTACATCTTGGAAAGGTGAAGAAACGCAGGGATGGCTAGATTTAGAAATCCACCACTATCCAGATAACACAAAATCTAGGGGACAGTATTTTCCACTACTGGCTTTGTCTGTACAGAAGACCCACAAGATGACAGAAACAGTTTTTACTACGCCAGAGAATTATTCTTTAACAATATGCTTGCAGAAGCGGCAGAAGAATTTCACAGATATCTAAGTTTACCAAAAGCATTATGGAAAGCAGAAAGGGCAAGAGCCTACAGGTATCTTGCTCAGTGTGTTCCAGAAAAACAACTAGACTATCTGACAAAATCATTGCAGGAAGATGGCTCTAGAAGAGAGACTTATCTAGATATTGCTTTTCACTATTACAGAAATGAAGACTGGCAAAATACTTTAAAATATGCAGAAAAGGCTTTAGAGATAAAACACAAGCCGCTAGATTATCTTTGCGAAGATTTTGCTTGGGGTGCATTACCATATGACCTAGCCTCGATATCATGCTATAATTTAAAAAAGACAAAACTTGCAGTATCTTACGGACAGAAGGCACTTGAAATAGAGCCGACAAACGAAAGACTGAAGAATAATTTGGTACACTACCTGAAAGATGAAACATGAAAATTGCGGTATACACAATTGCCCTCAACGAAGAAAAATTCGTAGAGCGTTGGTATGAGTCTGCCAAAGACGCAGACTATCTGCTTATTGCAGACACAGGTTCTACAGATAAGACTAAGCGTATTGCTAAGAAATTAGGCATTAATGTCATAGATATTTCTATCAAGCCTTGGCGTTTTGATGATGCTCGTAATGCTGCTCTTGCCGCTCTGCCATCAGATATTGACTATTGTGTATCTATGGACATGGACGAAACTCTTTCCGAAGGTTGGCGTGAATGCCTTGAAAAAATGACAGGCGACCAGATTGAATACAGATTTAACATAACATTTAAAGACGAAGACGAGAAAGTTCCAGAAGAAACTTTTATAAATAATAGAATCCACAGAAGATATGGATTTAGATGGAACTATCTTATGCACGAAGCAGTTGGTCCAGACAGAAC